GAGTTATTCTCTGAATCTAACGGCTCAATTAAAGGCTCTGAGAGCGACTTTAAATTTCTGTTGGACTACCAAGACGCTCACGATAAAATTAAGGCATTAGAGGACCTTAAACAGCTTAATAAGAACAAAATTACTACCCTTATGAAGGATGCAGAAGAGATGCTATTCGAAGGTGGCAAAGTTGTGTGGCGTAGAGCCGATGGTAAACGAGATTATTTTAGCCTAAAGATTGACAAATAATGAAGTTCGTTAAGTTCCTTTTGATTTGGATAGCAAGTAACCTTTCAATTCCTTTTTGGATGGTCGGGCACGTTCACCTTAGCACGAATGTATATGAGGACATCACAGAGATGCTTGCCTCTATGGGTATGAACATAATTGTAGCCATAGGGTTTTGGTTAGATTGGAAAAATAATTCAAAATAAATTTGGATATGTTGTGGATAATGTCTAAGTTTGTTGAAGATTTCCAAAAGTATTAGTGGGAGGTGATTTGCCCACTATGTTTTCAATGTTTGATTTGGTTATGGAAATGTGTCCCTTGGTAGGGTGCTCTTTAAGGGTGAGCAGATGGTTCGATTCCATCGCACGTTCAAAAGTTTGATTGGTTTGTTGATTGGTAATGAGTTATAGTATAATGGTAGTACAACTGGTTTTGGTCCAGTTAGTTATGGTTCGAATCCATATAACTCATCTAAATTTAAAATGTAATAATGATTATGAAAACACAAGAACAGTTAAAAGCAGAACTCTATGCACCGCTTCCATCAGAAGCTATTAAACAACATCCTACTAAAACATTCCTAAGCACCATCAAGCCTATCTATATTACAGATAGATTGAATGAGGTGTTCGGTATTGGTAAGTGGCAGACACGCACAGAGAACGTATTAGTTAATGACAATGGTACAGTAGTTAATAAGACTACGCTTATTATCGAGGAGTATGGTATCTACTACGAATGTTTTGGTGGTAATGACAATGGTGGTTCGGGTTCAAAAGGTTTTGACTTGGGTGATGCATTCAAAGGTGCAACTACTGATGCTCTTAACAAGATTGCAAGTTACTTAGGTATTGGTATTGATGTGTATCGTGGCAAGCAGTCACATAATACAACAACACTATATACTAATAATAAACCAACTGCGACTACAGCAACTACGACTACACTTACACCTATTCAACCGAGTACTGCATTTAATGATGACACAGCAGACCGCAAGGCAAAGGCGTTGTCAGCTCTCCAAAAAGCTAAGAAGGTGAGCACAGTTAAAGGACTGATAGCAGAGCAGAAATCATTTAAAGCTACACCCGAAGGAACAAGCTTCCAAAGTGGTGCTACCTTAGATGATGTAGTTAAGAACAATAGTATTGAATTAGTTGGAGAGTTTTATAAATTTGTAAAGTAATGCATTATAAAGATGAGAGTAAGTTCACGCAAGATGAACGTGATGCAATGGATGGTATTGCTCGTGTGGTAGCACTTGTATGTAGATTAGATATTGAAGAACTTAGAAGTAAGTCTCGTAAGAGACACGTTGCAGATGCTCGCAAGATTGCTTGCAAGTATGCGTTTGATAACATACCTAATGGCAAATCTATGGTTGGCAGAAACTTATCTTTGTCTGCTTGGTATTTCGATTTAGACCATAGTTCAGTTAGCCACGCAGTACACACTGCTGACCATCTATATGACTATGACTCTGACTTTGCAAAGCTGTATGATACGGTTGTAGAGATTGTAAATAATCCTAACTACAAACCCGATTCAGAATACCATAGGATTGTATCTAATAAAAAGACTTGGGATGATGTTCGTATGGATGAACGTGAGTACAACAAAACAAAGTATTCACTCCTACCCGAATCTGTTAAGGAAGAAATCATTAACATCTATAAGAAAGGTTATGGTCTGCTCCACATATCAAACAAGGTAGGAACAACTATTAATTTTGTTGAATACTTAATTAAGAAAGAAGGAGTTAGAAAGGATAAGGTTAAAGACATCAAAAGAGCATTAGGTAGTGATTCTGTTAAGTTTGGTTTTAGCACATCAATATCATACTAATGACACACGGCTCTTTATTTTCTGGAATTGGTGGCTTTGACTTAGCCGCTGAATGGATGGGTTGGGAGAATGTATTCCATTGCGAGTGGAACGAGTTCGGACAACAAGTATTAAAATATCATTTCCCTAAATCAATTAGTTATGACGACATTACAAAAACAGACTTCACTATTCACAGAGGAAGAATTGATATCCTCACGGGAGGATTCCCTTGTCAGCCCTATTCAACATCGGGTAAGCGACTTGGAAAAGACGATGAACGCCACTTGTGGCCCGAAATGTTACGAGCAATTCGAGAGATTAAACCACGTTGGATTGTGGGCGAAAACGTACTCGGACTTATTAATTGGTCAGAAGGGTTGGTATTCGAAGAGGTGCAATCTGACTTGGAAGCTGAAGGGTACGAAGTACAACCGTATGTACTTCCAGCTGCAAGCGTTGGTGCTCCCCACAAAAGAGATAGGGTTTGGTTCGTTGCCTACTCCGACAGCATCGGATTGGAAGGGGGGATGTACGAGAGCGGGAGAGAACGCAAAGTTTCAAGACAGTATGCTACAACATTACATCCACGCAAGACACGGGATTGTTGGGAAAACTTCCCAACTCAGCCCCCAATTTATAATGGAAATGATGGGATTCCCACCCGATTGGACACTATCTCCGTTCCTAAATGGAGAATCGAGTCAGTCAAAGCGGGAGGAAACGCAATCGTCCCACAAGTAGCATTGCAGATATTCAAAGCAGTAGAGCAGTATGAAGAAAGAGATAGCAATTGAGTTAGACAAGTTTGCCAAAGTCGTAGAAAGTAGGTTCAGCCGTGAAGATAGGGAGATGAACTTCACCAACGAGGCATTTAAAATATACAAAGTAATTCCTACGAGTGACCACACAGCTTCCGTTGTGTTTGAGAAAACATCGGGAAAGAAAGGTGTGGCATTCTTTTACTACATACCCAATGGTATGTCAAAAGGTTGGAGATACTTTTTCCCATCAGACAGCCACATCACGGGTATGAGGGCATTTGAGTTCCACAAACTAAACGCAGAAGAGTTTAACTACGATAAAAATTTTTAAAAAGCCAAGCATCCCAAAGCAGTAGAGATGATAGTTCGGAAGAAGATTTGTAGCTTTTGTGGTGATCTGGTTATCCTGTGGAAAGCCAATCCAAAGGCTTGTAAGGATTGTTGGGCAAAGCATAAGGGTTCTTATGTTGCACCGAGTAAGCCGAGCAAGAAGATTAAAAGCATATCCAATAAGAGGCTTAAATATTTAAGCGAGTATAGGTCTATTAGGGATAAGTATTTAGGTGAGCATAAGGTATGCGAGAATCCTAATTGCAGTAATCCATCGGAGGACTTGCATCACGCAAAGGGTAGGGTTGGTGGTCTGCTCACCGATGTAAGATACTTTAAGGCTCTATGTCGTAAGTGTCATAGATGGGTAGAAGAAAACCCCACCGATGCGAAATCAATGGGGTTAAGTTTTAGTAGGCTTGATATAGATTAAGTCCAAAGTTCTTCAAGGACTTTCTCTACATCTTCCTTTAATTGGTTGAGGTTATCACCTATGTTACGTTCCAAGATACGAAAAGCATTGTTACTTGCACCTCGTAGTTTGGCTAACTTGTCATTTAATCTATTTGCATCAGCATCTCTGCTCTCCCTCATTTCAAGGATTGCTACATCAAGATTATCTTTTAGTAATTGTGTCAGCACATAGGATAATGCCAATGCTTTCTCTTTTGCGTTCATTACTCTACCTCCTTAATCATTAGTCCAAGTTCACTATACACATCTTCCCATAGGTCTATACGAGAAGATGATAAACTACCACCTTTGTATGCCTCATTAAGGCATTGTAAGGCAACGTGCATAGATAACAATACTTGCCTATTGTATGTGTCAGTAAATAGTTTAGAGGTCATCATAAGGCTATCAACCTTTTCTTGTGTGTGTGTGTTCATATCGTTTATTAATTAATACATATCGTCCATACCTTTACTACAAAAGTAGTTAAAGATAATTAGGAATAGAATAAAAATTGCTACCCTACATACAAATCCAATCATATAATCCCGTTTAAGTTGTTATCAAAATCTATTTCCATTCTCTTATAGTACTCTTGTACAAAACCAGCTGCTTCTTGTTTGGATATAGATGCCACAACGGATAGCACGTTAATTGCTATGGGTTGTTTGCTCTCCGATGCCACGAGTTTCTTAAAGTCCCTTATACTATTTGCGTAGTGTAAGAGTTCATTGTAATCCACCTCATTCATTTTGATTTAACTTATGCGTGTTCTTTACTATTGATGCCTCATAGTCCCCATCATTGTACTGAATGTCTGCTGAAAAATTTACATTTTGTAATCCGTGATATTCATCATCGGAGTCATCTTCGTATATACCCATACAAAACATCTCATCGTAATCAAAACTTATCTCGTATTTCC